CTCTTTAGGAGCTCGACATACTCGTCCCGCGTCGGCATTAGAGCTTCGCGATTTCGGCCATGATGGCCGGTTTGGAAGCCACGAGCACAGCGCCCGCTACCTTCAAGAAGGTATTTTCGTGAGCCACGCATCCATTGGCGGTCCAGTCGATTAGCACGGGCGCATTCGCTTTCGCGAGGGCACGCAGCAATTCCTTGGTGTCAAAGGGCTTGGCTACGGGAGCTACTACTTCGGCGGCTTTTACTTGATTCTCAGGCATCTTTCTTTTCCTCAGGTTGTTCCGGCTTTACGACCGGGGGGTTTAGTTCCGCAGGAGATGGCGGCAACGGAATGCGGAGCACGCGGGCGAGGAGGATATCGAGAATCGAAGCCTCCTTCACTTTGAGCGTGCGGCCGAGCCAGCGCTCGACGATGAGAACGAGAAGAATCACCGTAAGGTAGGTGAGCTCCGTGTTCTCCTTGAAAAATTGCAAAACTTCTTTCACTTACGCCTCCTTGGGAAAGGGGATGAGGAAACCTTGGAGCTTGCGCTTCGAGGTGCTCTTCATCGAACGCACGGTGAAGTAACAGCCGTTGCCGTTGGCTTCCACAGGCTGGCCGGGCTTCGTGGTGCCGCCCGTATTTCCACCCACGGCTTGGAAAACTTTGCCGTCGCAGGAAACGACCATTTCGGTGTGACCCGAGCTCTTTAACTTGCCCTTCGAATCAAGGTCTTGCCAAATGGCGATCGCGCCTGCGAGGGGCAGGATTTTCACGCGCTGTTTCTTATCGGTGTTGTTCCACACGTAAGAGCAGAGCTCGGCCGCCGGAAGGGGGGAAACCTTGCCGGTCTTGAGCTCGGCGTAAGCAAGGCCGGTCTGCATGAGAGCCATGCACCAGGCTTCGTTGGAGGCGCTCCCTACGGTCTCCTGGATGAGCTTCACCATTTTGCCGTCGTTACGGCCGGTGGCCTCACGGATACCTACACAGGCTTGCATGGCTTGCACGAAAAGCGTGCGGGCGTCTTTGTTCTTAATGGCTAGCTGGGCAAGCCCGTTGTTCGCGAGCTTCTTGTCCAGGTAGTCAACCATTTCTTTTTCAATCTGTCTCTTCGCCATAGTCTTCTCTTCCTTTTATTTTAAGGCGACCCTCGATTCGCGAGAGCCGCCGGTCAATGCGAGAAATCACCGTAGTGAGTTCAACGCGCTCGTCTTTTATGTCGGCGATATCCGCCGCATTCGCAGTAATTTGGCTGTAGGCTGAGGAGAGCCAGAAAACACCGCCCACCAGCACAATCACTAGGCTGATGGGGAGTAGGGTCTCCTCGGATATTTTGAAAAGCCTCATGCTTTTACCCCTTGAGTTTTTGGATTGGAACGCCAGAAATCCTTACCCTCACGGCATCAGTGTTCGCGAACGTGATCGGCGCGGTGGCGTTCACGGCACTCATCGTACCGTCGCCATCGTCCTTCAAGACCAGGAATCCATCAGTGTCAGAGTAAACGGCGTAGCCGATATAGCGCTCGGCGCCTGCATCGGAGATGAGCACGGAGCTTAAGTACGGCGCGTAGCCATCAGCGGTGCTCGTGAGCTTCGCGGTATCGGCTTGGAAGCCGCTCGGGAAAGCCACGTAAAGAGAAGCGGCAGTGGGCGCCCCGGTGAGCGCCACGTTCACGTCGAAATCAACCGAATCGCCTTTGCGGCGCCAGCGGCCGGTATAGGTCACGTTCGTGAGCCACGAGCCGTTCGGGGTCCAGGAGAACCAGCTCTCGTCGTAGGTGTGCGCGAGCATGATCCAGAGCGTGCCGTTCGAGAGGATACGAATGCAGTCGCTTTTGGTTTTCAAAATGAAGGAGGTGGCGCCGTCGATCGTCTCGGCCGGATCGTCGGGGCTCACGGTCACGTCGTTGGCGATCGTATTGTCGGTGCGGAGAAGAGTGTAAATTTTTCCCACGGCGTCGCTTGCCGGGGGGAGGGTAAGCGTGAAGGAACCGCCGGAGCCGCTCGCCATGATCACTTCATCGTGGATCGCGAGGGTATAGTTGGCCGTCTTGGCAGCGTGCTTCGTATTATCGGTGAGGAACATGCCCCAGCGTTGCTGGTCCTTCACCTTCGGAATGAAAGCGGAGCTCGTAATGTCGGCGTAAATGCGGCCTAGCGGCGCGGCCGAGGGAGCGGCGGATTCGAGGAGCTCTAATTGTGCGTGTTCTAATTGCCCATCAAGTTTCATACAGGCTCCGAAAAGAAGGGGAGGTTTCCCTCCCCTGATGCGTCACTGACCGAGGAGATACTCGATGAAGAGCACGATTTTTCCGGAAGCGAGGTTGTTGGTGTTCACCTTCACCCCCACCGGCAAATCGGCACCCACCTTTTTCATATTGGCGAGCTGGCCGTCTTGGATACCGGCCACCAGGCCCGCGTTGAGAGTAGCGATCGCGGTAGCGCCCTTGATATCGGTAGAGGCGGATTCCACCCCGAAAGATACCGTAGGCGATCCCGAGCTCGCGACAAGCGCGGTCTGAGGGTCGATCGTCACGCGAGTGATGATGGCGCCACGGGGGAGCTTTGCGGCCCCACCGGCAGCGTCACGCATCACCTTGGAAGAGCCAGAGGCTCCGCCAAGAACGGCAACGTCGTAAACGGCTTTGAGCACGTTCACTTTTTTCTGGGTCACTTGGCTTCCGAGCTTCACTTCGGGAGGAGGATTGGCGGTGTTGTTGAGGATAAACTCAACCTGCCGAGGCAGGGGAACCGCTAAAGCCGTCTCCACGGTGAAACCGAAGACTAGGGCAAGAAGCAAAAACAAAGCGTTCATGAAACCTCCAGATGGAAAGAAGGCGAGGCAAGATAAACTTGCCCCGCCGACTATCCGGCCTGCTTAAATGTCGATGCCGAAAATGATACCGCAGTAGGAAGGCCGTTGAACGACGAGCTCGCCGAACAAGCAAACATCCACGAGGTACTGGTAGCCCGAGGTGGAACGAATCTCGAAGTATTCGTTGCCGTTGGGGCCTTTGCGCTTCTGGAAGAAACCGTTCGAGTAGAACTTTACGGCTCTCCAGTCCATGAGCATGATCACGTCGTCGTCGGCTTCTTGGATGCCCACGAGCTTGATCATGGTCTTGGAAACGGTACCTACTTCAATCTCCATCCAGCCATATTGGCTTTGCTTCTGCGAACCTTGGTTCACGAAGAAAGAGCCCTTCTGGCGCTCGATCACCTGCATGCAGTAGCCGAGGTTCGTGAGGCTCATGATGGCTTCGGTAGGTTTACCTTTGCCGAACAGAGCCACCTTGGTCATGGCATTGAAAATCGAAGCAAGGATGTTATCAGCGTCGATGTTGAGGCCGGAGGCGCCGCCGTCGATGTTGATAGCTTGGAGGTAGGGGTAGTCCGTTTTCGTTTGGCCATAGAGCTGAGCCGAACCGCCGTTGGTGGCAGAGAGCAAAGCGCTACGGATGGACGAGAAGGAATCCGTATCCGCACCCATGTTGAACGCTTGCGCGCCCACGTCGAGAGCTTCACCGCCCGAGAAATCCAAGGGGGTAGAGCCACCACGAGTCGTCACCAAAAGAATGGTGAGGGTGTTGATGTTGATGTTCTTCACGTAGCCGGTGATATCCGAAGAGCCGTCTTTCAGCTTCACCTTCTGACCGATCACGAAGCGATCGGGGCGATCCACTACGATCAAACCGTCGTTGGCCGTAGCCGCAGCGGTAAGGGTCGCGAAGTGGGCGCCGTTGAGAAGGTTCGTGGAAACCACGTTCTTCATGTAATCCATGAAGTCTTCCACGGTATCGGGCAGGAGCTTCAAGAAGTTCTGCTCGGAAACCTGGCCGTGCTCCATGAGATCGCGGTGGTTGAAAAGCATCGTTCCCCAAACTTCTTTGGGAGCGGATACTTGGCCGCGAACGTATTTGTCTTCGGCCACGTCGTCGGAAGCGGTCAAGCCACCGAACGAAATGGAGCTCGCGCCCGCAGCTTTGAACGGAACGATCAGGGGACCGCCCTTCCAGCCGTCGTCTTTTTCAACGGTGCGAAGAACGTAGTCACGCTTAACGAGCTCTTCCTTCAGAAGATCATTCGGAAGGTAGTCGTTAAGCATGTCTTGGAAAGTAGTAGTGGTGCTCACTTAAAACCTCATGCTTGTTTAAATAGTTTAGGAACCAAATTTTTGTTTGCGCATAGCTTTCAGCTCGTCGATGCTCTTCGGCTTTTGCTTAGTCGGAGAGGCCGTCGATTTGCCGGTGACACTCGGAATTACGGGAACGTCTCTATGGGCGGCGGGTACTACCGGAACTTGCCCTTGCGGGGCGTTCGGCGTCTGAGCTGCATTCGGCGCTTGCGGAGCTTGTTGCACTTGCGGTGCGTGGCTCGCGGCGGGGGCCGGTGTGGCAGTGGACAACCCGTACCTTTGGAGAACTTGGCTCACGTTGTCGTTGATCGACAGGTCAACCTTATCCTTATACCAAGTGTACTCGCCGTTACGGATCACTTCTCGTTTGAAATCGCCGGGCTTTCGGCCGGGCTGACTTTCGAAGGCGATCACTGCGGCGCTGATTTCCGGCCTTGCGAGCTCGGTGTCAAGCTGGAGGTTCCTTGCGCGAACTTCCGCTTGGAATGCGTTATTTGAGAAGGATGCATTCTGCTTTTGCATCTCTCTCGCCCTACGCTGGGCTTGGAGATTCCCGTCGATCATTTGTTTCTGTTCGGGCGGGAGTTCCATATAGTTTACGAGTTCCGCAGCATATTGCAAGATAACTTGGGGCGGAATTTTCAATTGCTGGAAGAAATCATCGAGCAGGCGGATATTTCCGGTCTGTACCGCTTCCGCGTAGATGCTCCGAAGCTCCTGCACGCCATTTACGAGGTCGGTGTGCTCCGAGTTGAGCGATTCATGCTTGTCCGACAGTTCTTGGTGGCGCATCTTAACGTGATCGAGGCCCATGGCTTTGGTATAGAGGTCTTTCACCTCTTTTTCCTGCTCGGGGCTCTTAATCGACTCGGCCAGCCACTTGGGAAGCTCGTATTCCTTGCCGATCGCCGAAAATTTCGGGTTTACAGCAAACTTCTGAGCATCGGGCGCCTTTTCTTCCTTCGGTGCCCCCTCTTTTTCTTCCTCGGGAGCTTTTTCCACGGGCTTTCCGGCCGGGGGAGGAGTTTCTCCGGTAGCGGCTGGTTTCTCTTCCACTTTCTGCGCAGGGGGTTGGGCGGTAGCACTTTTAGGCTCCTTGCCGGTAAACTTTTTTACTTTTTCCTTCCATTTATCGGCGGTGAGGCGACCGGAATCGGTGTAGCTCTCTTCGCGAGGGGTACGATCGACGCGGGCTTCGCCCGTCGAGACGGTTTGCGCGTTTGCCGGGGGAGGGGTTTGAGGTGCGGGCGTAGAAGCAGGGGTGGCCTCGTGGCCGGTGTTCATTTCAATATCCATTTGCAGTCTCCTAGCTCCTTGCGGGAGCAAAAAGCCGCTCTCAGCTCATTGCGGTGGCTGGGAAACGAGCGGCTTGGTTAATCATCCCTTGCGAGGGCGGCTGGTTGTTTGCTCCACCAGCAGGAGCTCCACCCATTTGGGTAAATTGATTGGCGATTTCTTCTTGAGCACCGGGGTTGAGCTCCATGATCGGGGCCAAGCCCGCCATTTGCCCTTCCATCTGACTCATGAGCCACTGAATAGATTCCGACGGGATCGTCACGCGCTTAGGCGCACTGTCGGGATTCTTCCCTGGCACGTAAAGGTCGCACTTCACCATGTAGCCGCCGGTCGGGATCATCCCTTGCTGCGCTCTCTGGAGAGCAATTTGGCGCTGAGCCTCGAATTGCTCGTGCAATCTTACCTTGTTCGCATAGTTTTGCTGCACCTGCGGCGGAAGCATCTTGAAATCCGACTTACGCATTCTCGCCACGAGGCGCGAGATGCAGTAGGGGTGCTTGTCGTACTGGTTAACTGGGGGAGTTTCCCCCCGGTCAAGAGCCAAGATATCGTTAACAGAGTTATCATAGTCGATCGTCAGGTCGTCGAAGCTCTCGTCGAGGTTCGTGTAGGGCATCGAGCGCATGATTTTGCCGATTTCCATGGGAGAAAGGCGATTTCCCACGTACTGGAGCGCGTGGTTCAATGCGATTTGTTTACCGAGCTTGGTTTCCACGTCTTCGGATTGAGCCTCTACCTTGATTTCGTAGCAGAGGTCTTTCATCTTGCGGAATTCGGCGATGTTCACGGCCTCGGTGGCGCCCACGGCCTGGATAAAGTAGTCGTCGGTGAGATGAATCTTGGCGAGCGAGAGGTACACCTTCACGATTTCGATTAAGAATTTCTCGAAGCGCTTGATGTAACGCTGGAACCTTTTCTTCTGGCGGGCCGAGCGGAAGAGCATCACGTATGGGTCGAGCTGCGCGGGCAGCTCCTCGGTGTCTTCCTTCACGCCCATCACCTGGTAGAGCTCGGTGATTTGGCCATTCATATAGTTGAGGTACTGGGCCCCATCCCGGCCGCCCAAAATCTTGGGGTCTTGGCCGGTGAAATTAATTGAGCGAACGCCAGGCAATGCTATACCGGCCGAGATTTTCGTGCCGTTTTGGATTAGGAGCTTGTCGTCGCCCAAAGTGATTTGGTGCTCGGCCATCTTGGAAGCGGAGCGGTTGATTTCAGCCTGGTAGGGGCGCATCGTCTTGATCGGAGAGCGGCCCCGGGGCGTCGTCGGGAATTTACGGAAGGCACCCCACACGATAGGGAAAATCCCGCCGGGGAGCTCCCCCTCGGCGAGAATCAGGTCTTGCGTGGTGATGTAGAAATAGCCGTTCGGATACTCGTGGCAGGGGCGGAAGAAATACTCAATAACCATTGTTTGGTTGTCGGTCTTCGTGTAGCCACCGCGAGCGGTATCGAAAATAATGAACGTGCGGTCTTGGGTCTCGGTGATTTTCTTCTCGTGGTCGGGAAAGCGCTTCTGGAGCTCCTTCTTATCCACCATTTTGCGGATACCGAGCCACGGCGCCTTTTTCATGTTCTTGCACTCGGCCGGGCGGATCAGGTTGAAACCGTAGACCTCTTCAAAATCGAATTCGCCCCAGCGGATCGGGTTGTTTTCGTCGGGCGCCGGGGAGAGGGGTTGGCCCATTTCGTCGGCCTGGTCTTTCACTTCCCCACGGTAGGGGTGATAGAAAAGGGGATTGCCCTCCTCGTCGGTCTTCTGGCCGTAGGCCTTCACCATGCCCTTGTTGGGGTCGAAGAAAATTTTCACGGCCACTTCGCCGATTTGCACGAAGGAGTCGGCCCAGTCGTCGATCAAATCATCCACCACGTATTTTTCGTGGGCGTCTCTCCAAACGGAGTGGTGAATCTCAGCCACCTTCTGATCGTGAACTTCCTTCTCGTTCTTGGCCGAGAAGCCCACGCCGGGGTTCGGGGCGACGATGTTGTTCACGTAGGTGTCGCAAATAAATTGGGTGTGGTTTTTCGTGAGCCGTAATTTCTGCTCGCTCGACAAGTCTTTCGAGTCGCGAATGCGCTTATAGAATGAAGAATTGCGCCGGTTGTAGTGCTCGCCCGAGTAGAGGAGCACGTTCGAACGCATCTCCGCGAAAATTTCCTGATCGACCCCCTCGCCATCTGAATAAAGGCGGTTTAGGTCGTCCAGGCTATGCTTGTTTTCGCTAGAAGTCTTCGTCTTCATCCCCACCCTCTTCTTCATCGTCGAGCTCACCGCTGGCGATCATTCGTTCGGCCTCAAGCGGGTCTTCAATGAGCATCATGCCGAGGCGGTGCTCCTTGGTGCGGGCCTCCTCGACTTCGAGCGCTTCCTTGTTTTGCTTGTCGTGCTGTTCATCCGATAGGGCGGCATCGGTGGGCCTGGTTGGCTCTGCCGGAGCGGGAGGGGTCACGGCCACCTTTGCGGGAGAGGCCTCACCAAATTCCAGCCGGATTCCGGGTAACTCTAAAACCCGGACATTCGCCTTAGCACTGGCTTCAATGATGAGGGCGATTTCTTCGCCGGTCAAGGAAGACTTGACTTTAGCCGTAGGCCTCGTTCCACTCCGAGAATTCGTCTTCGAGATTTTGTTCGGCGTCTTCTTGACTTTTTTCAAATGCTTCTCTCCGTTCTCTGATTTCTTTTTGAAGGGGCGTAAGCACCTCTTCGGGTTTCTCGATATAATCGGCGGGCTCGCCAAGAATGCCTGAAAAGTCCCACGGCACTGCCGCTACCGCGTAACGGAGGGCGTCGATGAAGTCGTCCTTGGCGTGTTTCTTGGATTGCCCCTCCCGGAGAGTAGCGAGCTCCCGGGCAAGTTTCGCGAGCTCGTGGTCTTCGTAGATCAGGAGCATGTTGTTCTTGAAAAGGGTATTGAGCACCCCTTCCCCGTACTCGTGCGACTTGTTCGCCTTTTGGAAAGGGTGCCCCATGCGGGTCGAAATAATATCGAAGTCTTTGGAGGCGTGATCGTATACGCGCCCCGCCTCCTGCTTCACGCGATGGAGATTCTTCAAGTCGAGATACTTCTCCACCACGTCGCCGTCGGTCGTTTGAATCTTATCGCCCCGCCACCCGAGGAACACGCGGCCCTGGCGGTAGTCGGGCGAGACGGCTACGAAGCATATAGCTGCGGGGTGTCCGGTTTCTCCCCCGCTCCCCGAATCCACGCCGCAGTAAACCGACCACGAGGCCGGGAGGGGGTGGGGGGCTCTCGTGTGCTTCGTGGCATCGAAGGTCGGATACTTCCTACCCTCAAGGATGATGAACCTGCCGTACACGCGCTTGAGCACTTCGAGGTGGGATTTACATTTTGCCTTGACGGCCGCAATCCTCTCCTCGGTCCAGTGCGAGCGCGTGCCGTCGTCGTAGAGCATGGCTTCGTAAAGCGAGACGGTCCACTTGGCGGCGGTGGGGAATGCCTCCTCCTCTTTTTCATCCGGCTCCATGCAGCGGCGCCAGAGGTCTTGGCCGATCGTCGCGGTGAACACCATATGGAAGTATCCATCGGTCGCGTTCAAGCGCATGATAAGCTCGTCGTACAAGTCTACCGGCAATTCCTCATCGCAAAAGATGGCATCGCACGTTCCGGTTTGGAGGTGCTGCACGTCTTTGGTGTAGGTCTTGAAAAAGAGGAAAACGCCGGAATTGAATTCGATCCCGATGATATTGCCCCGGTCTTTAAGCTCGCGCCAGCCGTATACGGGATCATTTTTAAACGCGCCCCGGGGCAGGAATTCCCGCTCCCACTTGAGCTTAAACTCGATGTTCACCACTTCTTGCGAAGGGTAGAGGTACCAAAACTGCGAGGGCTTTCTCATCCAGAGCTGCGGCCACAAGCTCTGATCGGTCGCCCAGTGAATGGCTTTTCTGATTTGCGTGGACGACTTTGAGATTTGGTTTGCCGCGCACAAGAAGTTTTGTTTATTACGCGATTCAAAGAATTCGCGGGCCCACGGATAGAACTTCCACCCGTATAGGAACGGGAGCCCGTAGAGCATTTCGTTTTTGCGCTCCTGGAGCGCGAGCTCTTCTTGCATCTTTTGCAGGGATTCGTAAGACGGGATGGGCTCTTCCCCCATGGCCATCTTTTCTACCGTCTCGTCGATCCGCTCGATGTAGGGCTTAGGGTCCGGGGCCTTCTCGGGCTCGACATAGGGCGCGGCGGCCGGGGGGAGGGGTTCTTGAGCGGCCTGAGATTCATCGAGCGCACGCGCCGTTCGACGAGCCTTCTCGGCCCGCTTCCCGTTTTGCGCAGCTCGGCCGCGAGCAACGCTAGACTTTTTGGGCTTCGATTGTGATGGCTCCGCCATTCGTCAGCTCCAATTCGCGTTTTCTCGCGGCTTCAAGTTTCTTCTGGATATCGGCCATCGTCTCACCGACGCCCGCAGCGGCCACCGCTTGCGCCGCCGCTTTCCCCGTGAGATTTGCCACTACGCTCTTCTGGATCGGGGCGCCCTTCACCCGGATATCGAGCATGGCGTGAATCTTGGCTTTCAATTCCCCGAGCTTCGTATCGACCCGGCCCCCGTCCGTAATATGCGGGATCGCGAGAATGTCGCGCATCTGCTCCAGGGAAAATTCGAGCGCTTCCCGGGCCTTGGTTTCGTAATTGACCGGGGGGCAGAGGAACCAGGCGACCTTCGTGGGCGACTGTAAATACTTTTTATAGAAGTATTCCTGGGTGCAGATACCGGCGATCACCCGGGAAATGTCGATGCGCGAGAGCTGGTAGGCCTGGCAGTAGTCGTACTCCATCCAAAATTTCAGGCGCAGGCGATTGTCGGTGGGGTTCGGCGTATACGAGAGGCCCGTCGTGCTTCTTTCCTTCAAAGCCCGGAAGAGCTCGTGCTCGCTCATCTCAAAAAGGGCCCCCTCTTCGAAGAGCGCCTCCTGCATGCGCTCCCTCACTTTTGCGGGAACCAGGTTCACCACGGAGCGCGGGTCCGAATCATCCCAAAGCACCACGGGCGTCTGCTCGATCACCTCGGCTTGGGCAACTTGGGTCGGATTTCGGGGTGCGGGGGTCAAGGAATCGCGGCTCATTTCCTCAGGGTGCGGTAAAAAGTTCATATTAATCAACCGACAATTTTGGTTGGGGTGTAATTTTTTCCGAATTTTTCCCCTTTTTGCGGGGCGCGTGGACGATCCGAATATAAACAGCGAGCACCCCCCTCCCCCCGTCACTTATCGCTATGCCCCGGGGCCTAATACCTTAATCCTTACGCACCCTTAGCTAAAGGGCTAATGCGCTAGGCTATAGGCTGCCTAGGGCCATGGCGCGGGGTGTATAGCATCCTGATTCTAGGCGGCTAGGCGCGTTAATGTTGATTGGATGATTCGGGCGAATTCGAATTACGGGCGTTCGCGACACGGCGCGGGGAGTTTCGAGGCCGGGGAGGGGTCTGGTTGAAGCCTTTACCGACTAAGAATTACACGATCGTGTAAAAGTTCTACGGTTTAAACATAACGTGTTTGAGTAAATTCAATTAGTTGACTAGTGGCATCAATACTGCATTACTTGTCGTGCAAGTATAACAAGCCTATTCGAACTAGGCTCAACAAAGGAAGTCACCATGTCTAAACGTCAACGTACCGTATTTAACAATCACGCCGAAGTTTGCCACGTATGGGCTCAAGGCACCCAATCCAACGGTAGAGCCGGGAATATATTCTTCGAAGAATCTAAGCTCTACAGCTACGGGTATCACTACCTCATGGCTAAAACTCACCTAGCCACTAAAACGGGCGTTCGCTTCGCTCTCGTGAATTCTTACGTTTACAGCTCCTCTACCAGTCAACACCTTGGCCATACCCGTGATGCTCTCAATGGGTTAATGCCTTACTTCACCGTGTCCGACCCGTCGGATGTTTCCAGCGCTGTAAGTGACCTAGATAAACAAGTTTACCTAGCTTTAGACAAAGCTCTTAAGCGTAAATTCTTCGCTGATTCCCGTTGGAGTGACGACACGGAGAGCGAGAAAGAACGCACCTTGCGCGGTATCCAGGAGAAGGTTGCCAACACTAACCAGCTCCGTGAGATTCTAGGCCGCGTGCCGTTCAAGATGCCGCCCACGAAATACGCGCAGGTAGTGGCTCACCTCACCAAACTAGAAGAGCGCTACAACTCTCCCGAGAGAGCTGCGAAGCGTGCCGCCAATAATGCCAAACGTGATCAAGAGCGAGCTGACTGGGAAAAACGCTGGAAAGAAGACCGTGAGCGCGAGGAGAAAGAGGCCGCCGAAAATCTCGCTAAATTCCGGGCCGGGGAGAGCTTTGGTTATTTTGACTCCGAGTACGATCTATTGCGCGTTCGCGGTAGTCGCGTGGAAACGAACCGTCAAGCTACCGTGCCGCTTGATCGCGCCAAAGCCATGCTTGCAGCTCTCGAAGCTGGTAAAGACCTCACCGGCATGCGCATTGGTGACTTTACCTTCCGTGGGATGGAATCAACCGACGACAACCAGCCCGTGGTAGTGATCGGCTGCCACCGTATTCTGCTCTCCGAAGCTAAAGCGGTGCTTAAAGCTCCAGCGCTCTCGCTCGTGCAAGGCGGTGCCGCATGCTAGCCTTACAAGTATTCCTTGCTCTACCCTTAATCATTCTCGGCGTGGCCGCTCTCTTTACGGGGGCGGTAGCGTGGGAGGTGCTCAATGCCTAAATTAAAATACACGCTCTCTTACGACGGCTTTGGGCTTAATCTCACAAGTCAAGAATACTCACCACGAATAGCCACGTTCGAGCGTGGCATCACGGCCTTAGAGCAAGCTGAATGGGACAAACTTGGGCCCCTGCTAGCTGCCGCACCTATTCTGCTCCAGTCTCTCGAATCGGCAAGGTTAACTATGCATACGGCCGGGCTACCTGTCGCGCACCTTGACCGGGCTATAGCTCTCGCGAGAAAGGGCGGCATATGATCAAATCATTCTGTATGTTTTGCGGCAAGCCTCACAAGTCTAGCAAGCCTAAGCTCTGTACAGCCAAGGGAAAGGTGCTCCGGGGATACCTGGAGCAGGTGCCCGCTCGTGATGCGTGGAAGGTATTCCACGGGATCAAGACCGGCTTACTACCCTTCACCGAAGACGCTATGCGTCTAGTTCAAGATTCCCGTAAGGCGGCGCGTAAGACTTCCAAAAGCGCCTAAACGCCCGGCCACGCCCCGTTCGACACCGCTTTGGGGGCAGGGCTCAGGAAACCGGGGGAAAGGAGCTCCTGGAGGCGGCCAGGGCCCTTTCCCGTTGTCCCGGCTTCACGGCCGGAAGGAGAAAAACCGTGCTTGATACCCTCAACCAGCTAATTTCGGCTATTTGGAGCCATCTTTACATGCTGCCGTGCGGCTTAATCGCTTGGTGGTGTATTCGTGACGCGCTACTGTCAACGCGCCGTGACTTCGACCTGTTTCGGCACTACCGCCGGGGGAAGGGCTGACGCACCGTGAGGGTGCAATTTAGGGCTGGGTGCAATTTTGTTTTAATCGCTTGCACAGAATCCCATATGCATAGCGTTAAAGCTCCAGCTCTCGTGTACACGTAATATACTTCTAAAATTGCATAATTGCACCCTCCCCGGACCAAGTATAGAAAATCATTGAATAACGCACCGCAGAAAGTGGGTGCAATTTTGCTTTTGAAACTGCACCTAGGGTGCAATTATTTTGCACCCAAACCCCGACGCAAGGCGCAAAGACCTAGCGCCCCGATGCGGTACACCGCACCTGCGCTCTGCGTCTATTCCGACTATTTCGTTTGCCGGGTGCAAATTTGCACCCTAGAACTTGGCGCCCTCTGACTCGGCGCTTCCTATGCCTTTGAAGCACCGCACCCCATGCACCGTGACAATTTCGTAGCCCTTGGCTTCCAATTGCCGGAAGAGCTGGTGCTTACCGACGCCCTGCGTATAACGATCCTGCTCGTCGCGCCAGGTCTTGAAACAAGCCCACAAGTTTTGTCGGGTAATACGGCAATTGGGGCCCCGCTCCACGAGCACGTTTCCATCCCGCACGTCGCCCGCATCCACGTCTTTTAAGAACTGGGCGATTGGATCGTTTCGGTCTTGCATCTCTCTTACCAAGACCTTGCCCGATTCCAAATTGTGGTAATGGCCATTGGATTCGAGCAAGTCGAACAAGCCCTCCACGGCCGCGCAAATCACGCCCTCAGGCCCAGCTTCCCAGACGTGCAAATCGAATTCCTTATCGTAATTGCCCGACGGCTGGAACTTCTCCGTTTTCACGATCACCATGCGGCGCTCGTAAGCTCTCGATTCGCCATCCAAGGTGCGGGGTAGGTTATTCGCCGCGAAGGCATGCACGGCCGGGAGGAATGCGTGAACTACCTTCTCATTTTTGCGGTTAATTTGGATGGGCACCCGGTCGATGATTTTCTTCACCATCGAATCTTTCATGGGCTTAACTAAATCAATATCGGTATTTATATTTAACAGCTTGCCGATCATGCTCTCCATGAGGAACCCTTGAAAATCGGCGGGATCGACGGTGGAAATGTTCTCAGGGCTTACCAGGTGGCGAAGGAGTTTGAGCAAGGTAGACTTGCCTGTTCCGGGGCGGCCCTGAAAAAGAACGATCGTGGGAAAGAGCGGAATCAAACAGGCGCCCAAGACTTGCTTGTAAAGCCTGATCTTATCGTCGATATCGTTATCCCCTTGCCATACCCGGCGGAGCATGGATTCGAATTCGGGGTTGACGGCCTTGCGGTACTCGGGCGTGCCGGGAATGCCGGGGAAATCGAAGGGGAGCTTGCTCGTCAACCAGTCGTGGGGCGAGTGGGCCTTGAATTCAGCCGAGTATCGGCCCCCCTCCCGGCGAACGTGGAGCGTGCCGTTTTCGAAATTGGCGGCAAACGGCGAGGGTTGGAAGAGATTCACGCCAGGGGGAGGAGTAGGGGCGTGGAGCATGAAATACCGAAAGGCGCCGTCGATGTCCCGGCTCCCGTAGTCAGGCGCGAGAGCCGCAATCAGGCGCTTCACCGCATCCCGGCCATTCTCATCAAGGAGATGCCAGTAGTTATTTCTATATGAGAACAAATCGCTCTTAGACTTGACGAGCTTGCCGTCAAAGTATTCGAGGAGAGAAGCGCAAATGGCTTTCTCGGAAACTTTAGCCTTGGCCCCCTTCCCCTCTTTCGCAAGCGGGACTACTTCTTGGATAACCTTGGCGGGATTGGATAATTGCTCCTCAACTTCTTTTCGGCCCAGGTGAAATCGGAGGTCGTCAAAGTCAGTCGGTTTAGCACTGTCAAGTAGAGCCTGAGGGAAACGCGGAAGAATAACAGTTCCCTTCGTAGCGCTTGCAGCGGCAAGAGCCTTCTCGCGACCTGGGTTCCACGGAGAGCCATTGCTTCTCTTCGTGAAAAGATCGTTGTCAGCGGCGAAGACGAAAGAAGCATTTGGATATTTCTCTCTAAGCACCAGAGCAACGGGTTCGAGATTTCCTGCGTCGAAACATATAACAGTCGGCGCTCCCCCCATAGCCTCGTGTACAGATGCACCTGTGGCCCATCCTTCACAGAAATAAATTGTAGAGGCTTCACGAATTTCTCCCAGCAGGTGAAACAAGCCCTGCTTTTTTCCGCCTTTTAGGATGAACTTGTCGGCCCCCGTCCCTTCGAATTTCTTCGAATAGATGCGCGTTACGTTCCACAAGACCCCTTCCGAATCCCGCATCGGGATCAGAAGTACCGGGTGATTGTTCTCCGGGTTTATCCAAACTCGCCCGCCATGTAACGATTCGATTTTCTTCTTCTGGAGATAGGGGTGGGTTCCCCGGTCGGTGGCTTCGTTCCATAGCTTCTCAGCCCTTTCCTTTACTTCTAGCCAGAAGGCCTCGCGCTCAAGTCTCTCCCCGGCCAAGATGGCTTCGATCGCGGCGTCCATCTGCTTCTTTTCGTCGCCCTTGAGCTCGGAAGCGTTGTCGCTTTTCCATTCGAGCTTGGCGCCGGTCTTGAAGTTTCCAGCCCAAACAAGCTGTACAAGTTTACCGCCAATATCAAATTCTTTGGCGATTAACCATTGTGCCCCATCCCGTTGTTTTCCTTGCGGGTGATTGAAAATGGGCTGTATTGTAATGCCTTGCTCAGCAAGTTTATCGCGTAGTTCCACGTATTTGATTCCCCCCAAGTACGAAAGGGAAGCCTAGCTTGCGTTTTTAAGGTCTGTCAAGTAGAGTGATTCCTGCCTTCACGGGCGAGCCCGTTTTGTACCCACCTTTCCAAACCCCAAGTGAAGTTATGGTGCGTCAAAACGGGTTTCTTTTTTCTTGACGACCTAAATACTCCCTGTTACAAGCCATACAAGTTCAACAATCTTACTTGGGGTATAAATGAAAAAAGATTTAGTACGGCGTGAGCGCGTGCGTCTTGGCAAATTCTTGGCTAAGAAGCGCGAGGAAAAAGGAATGAGCCAAGGCGAGGTAGCCAAGAAGCTCGGGTATTCCTCTCCACAATTCATATCTAATATTGAGCGGGGCAAGTGTTCGCCCGCGTTGTCTTCGGCTAAGAAAATGGCCAAGCTCTACGACATTCCTCCAGCCAATATGCAAGCTGAGCTTGTTTCGGTGGAAGTGGCCAAGGTGAGCGAGGCGTTCCAATGAGATTCACCGCGACAAAAGACCAGGTGAGTAAAATGGGTGTGCTCGCGATCAACGCTTCGGTGCCTATGGGCATGGGCTTTCTTCACGCTACGGCGGGAGACTATAGCCTAGAAGAGCTGGAGAAAGCGCACGGCAAGGATTGCCTCCTCGATCCAGAGGGGAATTTGTTCCTCGACTACTTCGAGGGACGAATGGTGAAGCTCTCGATTCGTAAAGCGGGTAAGTCAGGCAACGTATACGAGACCCGCGACGTGGCCCATCCTGACTACCAATCGTGGTGCAAGACCTACGAAACCCCGGCCGACCTCGTAAAGGCCGCCGGAGGGAAGGTGCTCGATGAGCAAGTATAAGACGATCAACCAAATGTTCGATCAGTTCGCGGCCCACTCCCTTCCCCCTGGCGCTCATCCGCAAATAAAGGAAATGGTGAAGCTCACCTATTTCAAAGCGGTGCGTGACGTGCTGGCCTACCAGCATAACGTGCTGGGCGATCCAAACACCCCGGAAGACGATGGGGCGAGCACGCTTCAAGGCTGGATGGATGAGACCACGGAGTATCTTGGCTCTCATCCCCACGCAAAAGAAACACCCAACCCTTACAAATAAAGGATATTTATGATTCTCTCGAAAGCTGTTCTCATTGCAATTATGGCCATCTGTCACGGCGAGCAAGCCTGCATGGATAGCGTGAAAGACCTCTACCCCCAGAGCCCCGGCGAAGTGGTGCATGCCTACGAAAGCCTCTACGGTGAAAGGCGGGTATGCGAATGAGAAACATGGAATTCAAACGGGTGAAGTTCGTAGGCTACACTCTAAACCCGAAGCTCCACGATGTTAAGAAAGCTGAGGAGCACTACCGACCACTCGTAAACGAAAAGGGTGCGTTGTACTCGTATAACAATTCCGAAGACTGGTCTCCGGCTAAGCTCTTCCTTTGCTTTGAGGCCTTCGACCCTACGTTCGAAAAGACTGAAATCACGATGGGGTGCCTAGAATATTCCCACCGAGGGGATAAGCTGGTGATCCGAAGCGCCAAAAAGAACGAGTTTCGCTTCCAAGTGATCTAATAGGAGAAGCTATGAAAAAAGTGTGGCCTGCCTTGCTTGTCGGGATTCTGTTCTTCTGGACGTTGGGCGATATGTCCATGAATTCCATTTGGATGAGCAGGTGGGCTGCGCTTCTCGTGATGCTCTCCCTTTACCTTGCCTACTTCGTGAGCCGCCGCATCGACCCGCACCTCGCGGCGATCACTTTCTCGACTTGTTTCTCAGGTCTCGTCTCTGCCTTCTGGTTCTCTCGCTACAGCGGCGAGCCGTTCGAGCTCCAGGCCGTGCTGCGTCAAGATTCGAGCAGAGCGTTAATCGTTTTTCTCACCTTTCTCTTTTGCTTTTTCACTTTTTCCCGGGACAATTTCGTCAAGCTCGGTAGGGCCCTGGGGTTTTGCGGATTTCTCACCGCGATCATAATTCTAGGGAGCTTGCCTTGGTGGGATGCCTCCCGGCAAACCATGCTGTTCGACAATCCATCTATGGCCGCGAGCTTTATCGTCGTGTGCCTATTTCTTTTGGATGCCGAGGTTAAGCACTACTGGAGAAAGGTGCGCCTCGGCCGCGCCATCTTTTGGGGCACTGGCTTAATTGCCATCCTCCTCACGAAAACCTCCACCCCCCTGGTCGCCCTGGCCGTGGGGGGTGGGGCGTATCTCTGGGCTAAGCCCGACTGGACGAGAAGCGCCCCGCACCTTGTAGCTTCCTTACGCTGGCCGCTCACCATGGCCGCCATGGTAGCGCCCCTATTCCTGGGCGCCGTAATTCTTTCACCCCAGGGGTTAATCGACGACAACTCGCGCTTTGGTATGTGGAAGTGGCTCTTTGATTTCTGGTGGGAGGGTGGCGTATTCGTGCGCTGGTTTGGCTATGGGCTCGGCACCGTGCGCACCATGCTCCCGATCATTCAAATCAACACCGACCCGAACGGGGCCTGGTACCTATTCGCCCATAACGACTGGCTACAAATTTTGTTTGAGCAAGGGCAGTTTGGATTGGCGAGTGCTTTTGTCGGGGCATATGGTCTCGGCCGCGCCGCGCTAAAGAAGAACCCGCACCTCTTTGCAGCTCTCGCCGCATACGGGAGCGTGATGCTTTTTAACTTCCCGCTCCATTGGCCCGTTCACTCGTTTCTACTTTTCGTACTTGTTGGGCTTACCTACAAAACCTCCTTTGAACTTGACGATGCTAGGGGCTACTGTGGATACCAATGAAAGAAATACCTTTGAGCCAGGGGCTCGTGGCATTGGTGGACGACGAAGACTTCGAGCGGGTGAATCAGTTCAAGTGGTGCGCCTCCAAGGAAAGTCGCGGTACAAAATTTTACGCAATTCGTTGGCAGCGGATCAACGGCAAGCAGACGAAAATTCGTATGCACCGATTCATCCTCGGCCTTCCACCAGGGAAAGAGTGCAAACACTATCAGAGTGGTCTGGTGGTGGACCATGTAAATGGGAACAGTTTAGATAACCGAAAGCGCAATTTAGAGCTCATCGACTGGTGCGACAATACGTACAGGTCTGACGGGTTTAGAAAGCAAATGCATAACGAGAAGGATGATGAGCTCTGCGAGGCTGGTTATCCGAAAGGATGGGACGAGTGACAACGGAAGAAATGATCGAAGGTATCCTTCAATGGGCCGAAGAGAGCGGGACCGAATTTGACCCCGACTTCGTGAGGCAGATGAAAACCCGCATCGACCAGGGCAAAGACTTGACCGTCGGCCAGGAAACGGCGATAGAAAATATTTACACCCAATGGAAGGTAGGCGAGTGGCTGGAGAAGCAGGGCCTTCTTTAGAGGAATTGATCCGGGAGTGCTTGCGCCGTGGCTATGGCGTAGCCCTCTCCCCGGAACCCGGCGCCACGCTCCTTACCATTTCCAAGGGTGGCGCCGAGCAGAGGCTTGTTTGTAAAGGAGCACAGGCAGTGAAAGATTGCCTCAGTCGGTTGACGAAAGGGACCAAACCATGGGTATGAAGTTTGAACGGACAAAATTCACGGGCATAGATGGAGCGCCGAAGGTGCGTTACACTTTGGTAGGCGGCACGCCGGGGGAGGAATTCTACCTGGAGGCCAGCCGCCAGGGCGTGATGCAGAAAAACGAGCTCCTTCTTACCGATCACTCCCACCTCCAGGCCTACGCTAAGGCGCTCTCGGATGCGTGGAGCGACCACAAGAAAATGATTCCTCGGATCGCAAGCAATCTCTCGGGGCACTGATGAAGCGTCGGCCGGTGGACCCGTACCGTTTCACGGTGAAGCTAATTTGGTGGGCGGCCATCATCGGGCTCACTTACGCTTTCGCTAGAACGTGGTACGGTTTTTACGAGCACGACGTTGAGTTTCAGGAAAAATACGAGAGGGGATTTGATGCCTACAAAAACTATTTACCAACCGAAAAAGGTGGCACGGGCCGATAGGCCGTGCCCTTTGAGAGCTCCGATCGTGGAGCGACTATGGAGTGAAAGTGGCGGAAGTAAAAGCGTGGAAGCACCAGGAGAGGGCGTTCGAGCTGGCGCCAGGAAAACCCGGCTTCGCCCTATTCTGGGAGATGGGTCTCGGTAAGACCTACGGCGCGATCCAGCTTCTCCGGCGTCGGATGAACGAAGAGAAGCAAATCCTTCGCTCGATCATCTTTACGCCGCCGCTCGTGGTTCCTCAGTGGAAAGAGGAGTGGCTCAAATTCACCAAGATACCGGCGAGCAAGATCACTTTGCTCCAGGGCTCCCAGAAGGAGCGCGTTTCCGCTTTTCTTAAAGGCTCGGCCGAGGGGAGGATTTTCGTCACCAACTACGAAGCCCTCCTCATGAAAGACCTCTTCCACGCCATGAAGCTCTGGCTACCACAGGAGCTCATTTTCGACGAGTGCCACCGCCTCAAGAACCCCACCGCCCAGCGCTCGAAGCTCGCTTACGAGCTCGCGAACCCGTGGGATCAGAAAGCAAAGCGGCCCCTCCCCCGGCCTCGGGTGCTAATCCTCTCGGGCTCTCCCATTCTCAACTCGCCTCTCGATATATTCATGCAGGTCAAAGTAATGCTTGGCGGGTGGCCCACTCTCCATCCCAAGTACAAGGAGCACCTTGCGGCCCGGAGCTACTTTACACGCATGGCGAATGTAAGCGAGGCCGACCTCGCGAGGATCAAGTGGGCTGGCGATATTTTCTCGGGTCAGCTCGTCGATAACTTCTTTGTGTTTAGGGCAATGTACTTCCGAGACAGAAACGCTGGGCTTCCTAAAGACAGGTACTTCCCCGACTGGCGCCCGGCTACTGTAGAGCGGGATGGGTTTGATGCGATCGGCGAGCTCCAGGAAATTCTCAGCCATATATCGGTTCGGGCTACTAAGAAGGAGTCGCTTGATTTGCCGGATGAAGTTCCCGTTATCCATAGGGTAGGTTTAACGAAAGAACAGGCCCGGGTCTACGGCCAAATGAAAAAAGACCTAGTGGCATACGTTACCGAAACCCAGGCTTGCTCGGCAAGTCTTGCAATCGTAAAGGCGCTTCGCCTTATGCAAATCGCGTCGGGCTTCGTTTCGACCGAGGGGGTGGGGGATGAGGCGGATCGCGCCGACATTCGTTTCCCCGACACACCGAAGGACGAAGCACTGATCGAGCTCTTAGAAGAAATTGCGCCCCACTCGAAGGTGCTCGTGTGGGCCGTATGGCAGGAGAACTATGGGCAGCTCAGGAAAATTTTCGAGAAGCTGGGATTGGGATACGTCGAAGCCCACGGGCAAATATCTGATGCTAAGAAGCGAGAGGCCGTCGAGCAATTCAAGACCGATCCAAGCAAAAGGATTTTCCTCGGCCATCCTGGTAGCGGTGGCATTGGTATCAATCTCGTTAACGCTCCGTACTCTATCTTTTATTCGCGCACCCATTCGCTCGAACACTACCTCCAAGCCCGGGCCCGGAATCACCGTGGCGGGCAAACGGAGAAGGTGACGCACTACGACCTCGTATGCCATCAAACGATAGATGAGCTTGTACTTGAGAAACTTGCTCAAAAAGCAAGTATGAGTGACACGTTGCTCCAGACAGAAAAAACGATCGGGTACAAAGAACTGGTTGACGGCATCTCTCGCCAGGGATAGCTTCCACCTCGGCCCCTGGAACACGGGGAAGGAAACGAGAGACATGAGCCTAGAGCTAATTGAAAAATTCATTTTGGAAATTTCTCCCGCCAGAGCAAAGACCCCTGTGCATTCCGTGTTCGTGGGCATGCGGGCCGACCCTATTCAAACTTTCGTGGGCGGCTTCAACCTCATCGTCGATGATATCAAGAACGAAGGCTCACTCGAATCGGCAGCGGCCGTGAATGGTCTGCTTACTGGGGTGGCTCTCTGCTATGGCGTCCAGCGCTCGACGCATCTCCAGGCAATTCTCGAAGACTATCTTAAAAAACAGGAGCTCTCTCGCGGCGAGAACATCGTCGATTTCATGAGTCGGCTTGCAGAAAGGAAACGCTAATGGATCAGGTACCCCAAACAGTAACCGTTGAGGATATGGATAAACTCGTGGCCGAGCTCCGGGAAGCCCGGGCCGAGGCTGACGAGAAGGACGCCATCGCCACGGAAGCCAACAAGAAAGTGAAAGCCTTGGAGGGCCGCTGCGTGGCTTTCTTGAAAGAGCTCAAGCGAGACAATTACAACACGCCCGATGGCACGATCTACATTCAGAAGAAGTGGACGGTGCAAACGCCGAAGACCGACGAAGACAAGAAATCCTTTTTCGGCTGGCTCGAAGAGCAGGGCATCTACTGGGCATACGCGACCGTCAATTCGCAATCGCTCAACTCCCTTTACAAAACCAAGGTGGAGGAGGCGACCGAACGGGGCGAGATGCTCTCGATTCCTGGGATCGGTGCGCCGTCTCTCTATGAAGGCCTTGGCTTTCGAAAGGGGAAAAAGTAATGGATCAGGAAAAGGTTATCAATGAACTTGTTGAACAAGTAATTACGGCACTCGCTCGTGGTGAGGTGCAGAAAGCAAAGCGCGAGCGCGTGGAACAAACCGAGAGCACCTGGAGCACCACGCGCTCTATTAGCGTGACTTTCGAGAACGGCGACTCGATGTACCTCAACTACACGAAGAAAAAGGAGCAAGACCTATGAAGCAAAAGAAAGAAGAGACCCAAGTAGCGAAAGCTGAAACCACGGCCGTGGCCACGAGTGCCCCGCCCCAAGCACCGAGCGGCATCCTGCCGAGCGACGTGATCATTCCTCGCTTGCTCCTGATGCAAGGCACGTCTGACTTCGTGAAGGACCGGATTAAAACCCCGGACGGCGCGACGATCCAGCTCGGCGATATGGTGAAGAGCACCTCGAAAGAAGTGCTCGGCAATCCCGATCAACCGCTGGAGTTCATCCCCCTGGCCGAACCCGCTCCGACCTGGATCAATGAGTGCAAGCCGGTGGGAGGAAACCGCTACGAGTTCCGTGGCATCGAGCCCCGTACCGCCAAGAACGACACCCTCCCCTGGAATTACGTGGCCGACAAAGACCGCAATGAAGTTCCGGCCGGAACGCCGGGAGCACTGGAGTGGCGCCGGGTGAAGTGCTTGTCGCTCTTCGCTCTCCTGCCTGCCGATATCAAGGCCTACGCCGAGGAGATGAAGAAAGCCGAAGCCGGTGAGATGCCTGACCTCTCGAAGGCCCTCACCCCCATCCTCATCACGTTCCGCTCCACGGGCTTTACGGCCGGGAAAGAAGTGGTGACGTTCTTCTCCCAGGCTCAGCAATTCAATCAGCCTGCATGGAAGTACAAGTTGAAATTGTCGAACTTTCTCGACAAGAACGACCAGGGCACCTTCTACGTGTTCAAGGTAGATCGCGCCAAGCCCACGCCGGTAGCGAAAGAAGACCTCCAGCACGTACAGTATTGGGCCAATATCGTGGCTACCACTACGCTCCGTGTGGATGATACCGACGAGGGCAGCTCTGCTTCCGAGCAGGGCGGTGCCGGTGGCGGTAACTTCTAATGAATCTCAAAGGAAGTGCTTGGGGCCCGAGCGAGGAGACGCGGCGAAAGCTGCGTAGAATCAACCGGCCCCGTAACAAGCGAGCTCGCGCCGAGAGGAAACTCCAGCGGCGCTTGAAGCGCGAAAGAAAATAAGTTTCTGCTTCCCGGGAACCATAGTGCCCGGGCTTCGAAGCTGGCTGAACTAGTAGCTGGCGAGCGGAATGGTACGGCTGGATGAGCTGGGGGTAGCTACCCCGGTTTCCCCTTAGGGGGTGTACAGTGGCAAGCCTCGTAAGGGCCCACCTTCCAGCCGCTACTTCATTTAGGAGTTCCCTTGAAAATCGACAAACCGGAAATCCCTGAGAAAGATGAAATGGTGAAGCGTGGCGTGCCTGTTGCGCTACGCGCCGTGTGGTCGGAATCAAAGGATCACTTGCAAATAGACATAGTAAACTTGCTCGACAAGCCCTTGTCAGTAGCGGAAATTATTGGCACCATTAGCGCCTACACGATGCAGCTTATCACTGCTCGCGTGCAGGGCGACTTTACGATCCCCTGGAATAACGAAGTAGAAAAACACCAGCCTCCTCCGGCCGAGCGCCACGGGGGGCGCTACATGGGAGAGTAAATGAGGGGACCGAAGCTGGGTGAAGTGAAGGGGATGCTGGCGATCGACGAGGAGTTTACGGATCGCTACTGCCAGGAGCTCAAAGCAAGATACATTAAACAAGGATTAATTAAGCCGCCCGAGAAGCCCCTCTCCCGGTGGGAGCGCCCGCTGATGTTGCCAGAGCAAATCGCGGCTTTGCGCCAGAGATACATTGACCAGGGGCTCATCAAGCCAAGGGGGGAGAATGCCGTTCAAGTCGGAAGCGCAAAGAAAGAAGTTTCAGGCCATGGTGGCCGAAGGGAAAATTACCAAAGCGACTTACGAGGAGTGGGAGAAGGAAAGCCCTCCCGAGCTCCCGGAGCGTATAACCAAGAAGGGCGCCGCAAAATCGGCCAGCCCCTCGCGAATTAAGAAAAGGTTCGGGCAATGAGATACTTGAAAGTTTTGGGCCTCGATTTTGAGACCCAGGGAAAAGAGGCGGAAACCACGAACGTGACCGAGGTGGGGGCCGTGCTCGTGGAGCTCGAAATTTTCGCCAACCGAAACGGTCTGCCGGAGAGGCGCGAAATCGAGCGCTACTGCGATTTGGTATACGACCCTAGCTACCCCCCTCAAACCCAGGAGATCGTCGAACTGACGGGCATTTCCGACCGCGATTTACGGGAGCGAGGGCGTGCCCCCCTCCCGGCCATGGCTAAAGTGAGGGAGCTCGTGGCGATGGCGGATATTGTCATGGCGCACAATAAGCTCTTTGACGAGACCGTCTATAATAGTCAGGTAAAGAAGCTGAGCTTAGAACCCCTCTCGCGGGAGTGGATTTGCACCTACCAAGACGTGCCTTACCCCCAGAAATTTACCTGCAAAAAACTCTCGCACCTCGCGCTCGATCACGGCGTTCGGATGGATCACCGCAAACTGCACCGGGCCGACAACGACGTGGAGCTCATGCTCGACCTCGTGCTCGGGTGCTACCATATCGACGATATCCTGGCTTACGCCCGGGAACCGTGGAGCATTTTGAAGGCCGATATCCTGGGGCCCTGGGTGGGCAAGGGTGGCGACGGCGGTGTAGGCAAGGAACAGGCCACCGCCCTCGGTTACTCGTGGGAAAATGTTCGGGGCACGAATGAGAATTTTCCCAAGTGCTGGGTGAAGAGAGTGAAACGCGGCAAAGTTGAGCAAGAAAAACTTGCTGCACCTTTTAGGGTGTCTGTGCTACGGTGAGCGCGGCTTTACTTGGGAAACAAGTCTAGGAGATAAAATGAAACTTAAAGGCCGCACCTTAACCGCGACCCTCTATGTGTATGCCGAACCGATCAACGCCCGCCGCGCCAAAGTGAAAGGCGCCGAGTGGGGTAGTTTCTCGAACTACGTGAACTTCCTTATCGCCAAGGACCACGGTGACAAAGAGAGCATGCAGCGCTCTAAAGATATGGCTGAGACCGCGCTTACCCCTAGGGAGGTTCGTGCCCCGAAGCCCGTAAAAAAGACCCGTACCAAGACGCCCGCCGCTCCCAAGAAAACCTCTGGGAAAGCTGGAAAAAAGCGTCCGGCCACGGCGGCCCGGGGGAAAGCCGACCTCAAATCGAGAGCCAAGGCAGCGGTGAAAAACATCGTAGCCAAAGCGACGAGCTCCAAGAAGCCGCCCGTGAAAAAGGCGAGCACTACGAAAGTATCTAGTCACGCATGAAGAAAGTCGTCGGGCGGGGTGAATTTGATGCCGTTGTAGAACGGCTTAAGGAAGCGCCCCGCCTGGCGCTCGACACGGAAACGTATGGCCTCAGACCCTATCACGGTGATCGACTGTTCTCGGCTATTATCGCAGCCGGGAGAGATGAAGGTTATTATTTCAACTTCCAAGCCTACGATGATCTTGGTGCCGAATGGGTTCTCAGCCCATCCCACCTGGAGCGACTCCGGCTACACCTGTTTTGTGATTCGCAGAAGTTGTGGTTCCTCCAAAACGCCAAGTTCGATATGGCGATTCTTGCCCAAGACAATTGCTTCCTTGCTGGGGAAATCCACTGCACCAAAGCCATCGGCCGAGTCGAATACAATGAGCACTTCTCCTACGACCTCGACGCCGCGCTAAAAAGAATCGGCATGGCCAAAGACGAGGGCCCTGAGAAGTGGATCGAGGAGAACCACGCTTGGGAATGGGTCACTGTACCGGGAAGGAAGAAACGTGATAAAAACAAATTCTATTTCAAAGTACCATTTCCAATTATATCTAGCTACGGATTGGACGACGCTTGCGGAACTTTCGCTCTCGGGGAGAGCCAAGTTGAAAGCATCGCTCGAAAGAGCCGAGAAATCCTTTCTCAAAACTCTAAAGCGAGAGTTGTCGAAGAGGTCTTGGCAAACGAACGTCGGCTCACGCACACAGTCTTTCGAATCGAACATCATGGAGTGCTCATCGACCCTGACTATTGCAAGAAGGCTGCCGCACGAGAAGACCAGCTACTTAACGACAAGTTCACCGAGTTTGAAAAGTCCACTGGTAAGAAGTACATCTCAAACTCCCAGCCCCTCTTCAAAGAAGTCTTCGCCTCCGACAAAGAAAGGTGGGAGTTCGGGAAGCCCACGAAAACTGGGCAAATCAATCCGACCTTTGAATCGGAAGTTCTTGCCGGGTTTGTAAACCCCGTCGCCAAGACCGTGCTCGCCATTCGCGATCACGAGTCGCGCTCGCGCTTCTACCACGGCTTCCTCTACCACGCCGACAAGCGAAATTACGTTCACCCAAACTTCAACCCCGATGGAGCCGTGCATGGGCGCTTCTCATCGTCGAGCCCAAACTTCCAAAACCTTACGTCAGAGAACGTACAAGTTTGCCTTGCTTGCAAGCATGAACACGAAGAGGTCTTGCAAGAATGCGAGAAGTGCGGGAGCAAAGAGCTCGCCCGCAAAGAGTGGCTCATTCGCCAAGCCATCATCCCTCCCCCCGGCTTCGACATTTGGAGCTTCGACTATAAGGCCATGGAATATTACTTCATGCTCGAATACGCCTGCGAGCAAGTTGGATATATCACCCCTCTGGCTGAGCGTGTCCGGGAGGGGGCTGATGTTCACCAGGCGACGGCCGACCTTGCTACTGGCCGGGCCGGATTCGAGATTAAGCGCTCACCTGCTAAGACTTCAAACTTCTTGACGATTTACGGTGGGGGTGACCAGAAGCTCGCCGACCAGCTCGGCATTCCCTTAGAAAAAGCCCGCGCCATTCGCCGGGCTATCCTTGATGCCTCTCCCGAAATCGACGTGCTCATTCGCGCCGTGATCAAAGCGGCCGAGAGGAGGGGTTACGTGCGGAACTGGATGGGCCGCATGAACTATTTCCCCGACACCCGCTGGGCCTACCGAGCTCCGAACTACCTGATTGCCGGGGGGTGCGCCGACGTGGTGAAGCTCGCCATGAACCGCATCGACGACTTGCTCGTGGGTCACAAAACGAAAATGGTTTTGACCGTCCACGACGAGCTCGACTTCTATGGCGCTCATGGGGAGGAGTTCTTGATTCCGAGAATCAAAACCATTATGGAGGAGGCTTTCCCCGCCAAGTACCTCCCGCTAAAAGTTTCGGTGAGTACAAGTAAAACAAGTTTGGCTGATTTGGAGGCATGGGCAGGATGATAACTGTAGAAGTAATTCCCGAGGGAAAACGAAAAGTAACCATGGTTTTTGAAGACCAGGAAAACGATATCGGTGTCGTCGAGGTAATTAAGGCCATGGCCCATTACATCCAAATGCTGGTGAAAGAGCACAAGCTCCCGTGGTCGGAAGTAGCGATTAGCCCTGGCGATAAAGTGGAAATGAAAAAGGAATTCTGATGAAGCCCGAGACCCGTTTCCGGGTCGGCCGCATCGACCCGTTCTTAAAATTCCTGGAGAAGGAATTTAAAATTTACTTCGACGCCATCCAGCAAGTGGGTAAGGTCGGCACCCCCGACTACTACCTTTGCGTAAAGGGCAAGTTCGTGGGCATGGAAGTCAAGACCGACGTAGGCCGCCTCTCCCCGGCCCAAGCATTACGCGGCCTGAAAATCGTCCGGGGAGGGGGGATTTTCCTTGTGGTTCGGCCGAAGAACTGGATAAAAATTCAAGACGTACTTGTTAAACTAGCTAAAGGAGAGATTCATGATCAAAACGACATACCAACAAATTTCTAATTTCCAATTCCAAAGCGCCATGCACAAGCTGTCTAGCGCCCCGACCGACGGCCACACCGCTTACTTCATCAAGCAAATGAATGCGGCTTTGAAGCCCCTTCGTGAGCGCATCGTAAAAGAATACGAGAGCGACGTGATGGAGAAGTTCGCGCAGCGTGACGAGCACGGCAAGTTCGACAAGCAAACCTTCCAGCCGATCGCGGATAAGGAAGAGGAGTTCAAGAAAGCGCAGGATGAGTTCGAAGCCCGCACCGTGGAAATCGACCGCCCTCAACTCCCTGCCCGCATCTTGAAAGACGTGCGCCTCTCGGCCTTGGAGCTCGAAGCTCTCGATCCGATTTTGGATGCGAGCTCTTTTGAGCAGGATGCCGATGTAGGAAAGACCGGCGGCCCGAACGTGATGAAATTGCGCTAGCGGGCGAGGGCCTCGCCCTGGAGGCTCCAAGGATTAAAGCCACGGCTCGTGGCACCGGGATCGGCTTTAGCGGCCTGGGGTTGACTCCCCAGGCCGTAGTCGTTTTCCATCGCCGGGTACTGGGTGCTTTGCGCGTAAGCATTCATCGCGTTCATTTGGCTTTGCGCGTTTTGCTGCATCCCCGGGATTCCGGCCGCCGCGTTGTTCGCGGAGTTCACGTTGCCGTTGGCTTCCGCCACCATACCCGACCAGGGGTTCGTGCCGTAGTCGGGCACGTTCATGAACGGCATATAGCCAGCGGCTTGCTGTTCGGGGGTCAAGGTCTGGTAGGTGGGGTTGGCCATAATTTAAACCTGTTTAGCTTTCTCGTTACGGATGCGGCGTAGATCGTCGATCGACTTGGGCTTTTCATCCATGCCTTCGAGGTCGGCCGAGAGGCCCTTCAAGGCGGCGAGCTTGCGGCCAGCGCGTTTCTTCACACGGCTCATCATCTCGGGGTTCGCCTTGATTTCGTGAGCTCGCTCCAGCGTGCGCACGGCATCGTCGGCTTCCCAATCTTTGTCGCTCCCGTCTTTGTTCTCGTGCGGGTCAGCGGGCTTTACTTCCTTTTCACTTTTTGTCTTTGCCATCTTTTTCAGCTCCTTTGCGTAGGGTACCAGCCGCCGACCGGCGGGTCAAAATGTCGAGGAACGGGCCAGAGAGGGGGCCTTCGGAAACATCGCGAAGGAACGCTCCCGTGTTCGTGCGCACCGAGGGGAGGCGGCCGATTTCGAGGAGCTTCTTGGCGCCGATCATCGCGGCCCCCGCTCCAGGAGAACCGCCCACCATGCCGCCGAAGCCCGCACCTCCCACGTCCCACGGAGTTACGAGGTAGCGGCGATCGAGCTGTTGCGCGTACCGCTGAGCGGCCGGAGAAACCGAGAGGAGCTCGCCGAGCTCCTTGTTCTTGAGCTTCAAAGTTTCGGCCGCATCCCGGCCGGAGAATTTTCCAACCGCGTTTTCGATTCCTTCCTTCAAGCCCTTAGATGCCTTCTTATTTAGGCGCTGGCCGATGGAAGGATTCTTCGATGCTTCCCACACTTTGTTCGGGAGCTCGCCGTACATGTCCGACTTCCATTGGGTGGCGAGCATGGTGCTCGGGTCTCCGCCCTGGAGGTAGGTCTGCAAGGCATCGTCGAGAATTTTATTTCCCTGCTCCTGCGAGATGCGCCGGTCAGCTACCATTTGCGCAATCTCGTCGGTGAAATCCTGGAAGGCTCCGCCGCGATCGACGGTGGCCCCGGCCGCATCGGCCTGGCGGAGCACGAGGTCGCGCTCGCGCTTCAAGTCACCCGTGGTCTTGCCGATCTTTTCTTCGATCGCCCGCGCCGAGCCCTTGATGCGGTGCTTATACATCGTGTCAGCCACGGCGTCTTTTCCGAACTTCTCCCCGGCCTGCTCGATCGGCGTGATGCCCCACGAAAAGATTTTCTTGCCCATGTCGCTCACGGCCCGGGAGGGGGCAGTGGCAAAGGCCGCTGCCTGCTTCAATACGGGCATTTCGAGCAAGGTCTTAGCCCCACCCTTCGCTGCGCCCTGAGCGCCTTTCTTGGCGGCCGTAGCGGTGCCAAACGAAAGGTAGGTGAGCGGGTCGGTGGCCACGTCGAGAGCTAGACCCCCGCCGCCTCGCAGCGTAAAGTCGAGCAGGCCGCCCTTGGAAATCTTATCGGTGTAGTCGGAAACCTTCGCTCCCTCGGGCACGCCCGCCTCTTCCATGAGCTCGGCCGAGGAGGGGTAGGTGTCGAGGCGCGTGGGGTTGATCGCGTTCTTCCAATTTTTTAGCTTGTTCACGTCCTTGCCCGTGAGGAGTTCGAGGCCCGCCGCGAGGGCCGGGCCCCCGATGGCGCCGCGAGCGTAGTCGAGAACTTTGCCGCCCGCTTGGAGCGTCTTGATTCCCTTCGATACCACGCCATCGGTTTCCGTGGGGGAGGCCGGATCAGGCTGGAAAGCTAGATCATCGCCGCCACCTTCGGGAACGAAGCCGAGGTCAGCGGCGTCGTCGGCCACGAACCCCAAATCATCGTCGTTTGCAGGCTTTCGCTTTTTATCCGCCATCGCTTACTCCGCCTTCTTGTAGCCGCGCTTCTGAGCGGCTTCCCACTTACTCGCCGGGATCGTGCCTTTGACTCCGTTCGGGCCGATCACTTTGATCGTGCCGCCGCCGATTTTTTCTTGCGCGGCCTTGGGGTAAATCTTGTCTTTCCCCACGCCGTAACCCCCCTCCGGCATCACGAGCGTATTGGCCGTGGCGGAATCTACGCCGATCGCAGGGCCCACTTGCTCGGTGTAGAATTTCGACTTCTGCTTGAGCAGGTCTTTTCTAAACCGCTCGTAGGTTTGAGCCACGAGGATAAGGTCAGAGCGGTTGGCTTCTGTTAAGCGGCCCGTTTCCCAGAGGGTGAGGGCTTGCTGTACACGTTCGCCAAGCGCCTTGGAGCCAGCGTAGCGAGCCACGTCTTGGTTGGAGAGAGCGCCCACGTCGCCGGAGGCGCGGCCGAGCATAACCTGCACCGCCTGATCCGCGATCGCCGAACCGGAGTTGAGGGCGCTGATCGCGTTTTGCGCGGCATAGAGCCCTTCGCGATCGCCCTTCGTATCCTTCTGGAATTCGCGGAAAAGATTGAGCCGCATCTGAAACGGGTTCGGGCCCTTGGGGGCCTGGTCGTGCATACGCGGGTCTTGGGCCTTGGCGCTCTTCGTGGCCGTGGTCTGATCCGAGATGGAGTTCGTGAGCCCCGTGCTCTCGGTGAAGGAACCGGCTTTCTGTTTCGAGATAGCGTCGAAAATTCCCTTGCCCAGGTCGCGCTGATCGTCTTGGATTTTCTGCATGTAACCCAAAATTTTCTGGCGCTGGTCTTGAGGAGACGGCCCCCTCATCGACGACATGGTACCGACTTTCCGCCCGAATTCCGTTTCGAGCAGGCCGGAGAGGGGGCCCGATAGGTAGTCTACCGGGGCTTCGTTCTCCATTGCCAGCATATCTCGCATTCGCTTTATACCAGCGGCTTGTTCTTGGAAAACGGGGAGCGATTCCGTCCGACCATACAAGTCTTGCAATTGCTCGGGGTCCATCGACAAAAGGTATTGACCCTGGGTCTTATTCATGTTGTCGAATTTTTTGAGCGCGTTCTCTTTAAACTCTTCGAGCTCAGTCATACCTGAGCCGCGAGCCACGGGCTTTTGCGTAACCTGCGGGAGCTTGCTCATCTTGGCAGAGGTAAGCCCCGGGTCAGCGGAGTCGGCTTCCATCGCGGCGGCCATATCTTGCTTGGCGGCCGAGGGGGTGTTGGGCTTGCCGGAACCGCGCACGGAAAGAGGCACGTCGAAAACTTGAACCCCGGCCGCTTTAAGCACCGGGTTCACGCTTTGGAAATTCGCCATCGCTTGCTCCGGGGTGACGGTGCCGTTTTGAATGGCTTCCATCCCCTGGCTCACGAGCTGTTTTTGCATCTCCTCATCGTCGAGGAGACCCATCCAAGGATTCTGTTCTTTTACGGGTGCGGCCATTTTTAGCCTCCATATCCCATTGCGCCCCAGGGGCTTTTGTTTCCGTAGGGGTCGTTCATCCAGTAAGGATTCATCCCGGCCGCGTTTGCTTGAGTGGGGCCTGCTTGGTAGTTGGCGCCCGTGTAGGAATTGGCCAAGGCTTTTTCACCGAGCTTCTGGTTCAAAGCGTGCTGTTCCATGCCGGTGCCGATTTGCGCACCCGTCGCACCAAACGCGATCGCCGAACCCATGGGGTCGGCTTCTTGAACTTGCCCGGCTTGCAAGCCCGTCCAGGGGGAGTAGCGCTGGGTCGCCGCCGCGAGCTTGCGCTGGCGCTTTTCCTTCGGGCGATCCACGAGCTCCGACTTTAGAAGACCTGCTCCGGCGCCGATCGCCATAGCTAAGATTGGCATAGTAACCTCCCGTAAGTATTCAAACCAATATCCGTTTTGGTAAATCCCATTTGTTCAAAACGGCTCCCGAGCTTCTCGATGTTCGTCGAGCAAGCAAGGAGCTCAAAGCCCCCGGCGTATGCTTCACCTTGAAGGTGCTTGATCAAAGTGTCAAGGCATAGGTGCCGAACAGTGCTAAGAGCCCCAGGATCAGAAATAAAATTTCCCATAACGGCGGCGTTGGCGTCGGTGCGAAAAAGGAAGCCAGCGCACACAGGCTTCTCTTCAAACTCGACGATAAAGCCCGTCGGCGGTAGGAACTTCTTGGCGGGCGCGGGAAACTCGCGAGCATCAAACCAAGACTTGATGAGCTCGTAATGCTTGTCGTGCTCATAGAAGTACACCTTCGTTTTCATACCTCCCTCCCGTGTTCGAGAAGGACGGTGCCGTGGTAATTGCGAATGCCGATCACTTTGAAGCCCGCGTTCATGGCGAGCTTTAGCATGGCGAAGTTGTCGTTTTCGACGAGGAAAGTCACGCGCTTGTAGAGCGAGAAGAGGTGATCGAGCATCACGCCGAAAGCAAGCTGCGTTCTCCCACTCCCCTTAGTGCCGGGCATGGCGCCCCCGAACTGGAGGTAGATCGTCTCGTGGTCGTGCTCGCGGCAGGTGAGGTAGCCCATGATTTGGTTGTCGGTCTCGTTCACCGCGAGGAGGGCAAAGTCGATCCGGTCCCAGGCCGCAGGCTTATGCTTGGCGAAAGCAATCTTGTGAGCGTTCTCACTGTATTGCTCGACCCAGACTTTCGGAGATAGCACTTCAATCTTGATCATTTTTTCCCAGCGTTCTCCGTGGCGGCAGCTTGTTGCTGGGCGGCCCACGCCTGCATTTGCTGGTTGTACAAGTTTTGATTGTACTGATTGCGGTTTTGGTTCTCGGCCGTGATGCGGGCGATATCTTTATCGCGGGCGTTGTTCCACACGTTCTCTTTTTGCATGCCCGTCTGGAAGACCATGTTCTCGATGCCGGGCAATTGCGAGAGATTCTGGATGCGGTTCGTTTCGTCCTGAATACCAATTTGCATTCGGTTCAAATTTCCCTGGCGGGAAACGTCCTGGCCCACGGCCAGCAAATCAGAAGCCCCCCTCCTGGCAAGCCGCTCGCGGGCGCCGGAGGAGAGGCCTCCTTTGGAGGCAAGGTCTGCTTCCCCTTGGCGAACGGCCGAGCGAGATTCGGCCCGGGCGCGATCGCGAGCTCCGGCTTCTTCGGCGAACTGGCGGTTTTGCATGAGGCCCGCCCAGGCGCTCGGGCGATTGCGAAGAGCCTCGCCGCGAAACTTTTCCACGCCTCGCATGTCCATGTTGAGGGCAGCAAGGCGAGCTTCCACGGCCGGGGCCATGCTCATGGAGTTCGGGTCGAATCCGGCCTGGTAGCCGGGGGCCGAGGGCGTGCCATAATACGACGACGCCCACGGATTCGTGGGGTCGTTATACCAATCGTATTGAGTTCCGTTCGGGGTGGTGGCCATCTTTACCTCAGCTCATTTCGGTGTAGAAGCTGTAGTCGGCTTCCACTTGGTTATCGTCGTCGGGTACCCGGTCTTTCAAGGTATCGACGAGCATCGTCCGTTGATTCTCCAGCTTCGCCACCGTACCGGCGAGCCTCGGGTCTCCATCTTTGAAGAGGCAGTTGGCTTTTACCCACTCCATGATGAAGACGGCGGCTTCGGGAATATCCATCACCGTGGCTCTAATTATAGCCTCGGTGGCCGCGACTTTCATCGAGAAAAACCCACTTCCCTGATCAGTCAAATCAATCGCCGTCCCAGCTCGGGCTAAAGCCAGGGAGGAGGCGAGCTTGATCCGGGTGTCGGATACCCGAATGGCGTAGTACACCGTTCCGGCCGTGAGCCCGGCGGGGAGCACGTTCACGCCCACCACGGAAAATTTTAGCTTGTCGCCCGTCACGTAGGGCACTTCGGGCGCCACGGTGAGCTCATCATCCGTGATGTTCACGTCTTCGGGAAGCAAGTCTTCCTTGCCCACGTAGTCGCCCACGTAGGGCACTTTGTTGGCGTTGCGAATATACCAGCGCTCGATCGGCGTGAAGGAGCCGCTCGCCGGGGGGAGGATGGAGGTTTCACGAATGGGCGGCACGAACACCATTTTCTTATCCCGGGGCCCTCGGTTTACGAGGTAGTAGCGGTATTCCTCGGCCGAGTTGTATTGCTTGGCGAAGGCGATTTCCTCGAATTTGTTCAAGCGGCGGAAGCGCTTGATCGGGTAGATCACGGAGCCATTCGAATAGACGAGCCCGCGAATTTTGTCTGCCGAGATATTGCTCGGCAAGTCGTACTCGCTTTGGCCCGCCACGCTCGGAAGGTAGTCAATGGTGAGAAAATAATCTTTATCGAGGTTCGAGACTTCGCTCTCGGCGGCCTCCAGGCCCTCGTTGAAGTAGCCCACCATTTCCGAGAAGCTCACGAATTGCTCTTCGGGATCATCCTCGTCGAGGTCAGCGTCTTCGCGAACCTTGTCGTACATCCCACCGAAGGTCCAAATTTTTACTTCATCACTCATTATTTCATCCTCGTGACAGAAAATTCGAAGAGCCATCCACCTACGTTATTTGATGCTTCTCCCGTAGAGGCATCGCCAAGGGGGCGAAGAACGTCGCCCGCATTGAAGGGCCTACACACGGAATCTCCGGTAGGGGTATCACCCACAAAAATTCCAAGCACGCGGTTGGCAGCGGGCACGTTATCAATCCTCGTGGTCGTAGTAGAGTGGTTTACCGAAACCCCCGTTTGAGCTCCCGAGTTAAATCCGGCACCGAAGTGGACGCAGTAAATACCTGCGGTACCGATCGTCACGGTGGCCCCAGAGCCGCTATTCGTGTACGACAAATCACCCTTTTGGCTATCGTCTACGGAATCGTAGAGGAGTCCTGTGCTACTGGCGGGTCCGTACCCGTTGTAACCGATGAATCGAATATACGCGGGAGAAAAATTACTGGTTCCGGTTCCAACTACCTCGAAGGGGGAAGGAGCCTTGGCGATGGAGAACATTGAGTTCACCACTGCGTTTGTCGTCGAGTTTCCGTTCGTGTGAACCCGGATCACGTCGCCTTTTTTAAGGGGCCCGGACCAGGCAAGATTTGCTGCCCAATCAGTCGATGTGCGGGCGGCGGCGAGAAGCCCCATAGCGCTCGTAAAATTGCTGGCGTCGGCCGAAACCGACGTAGCATTTTTCGTAATTGCATAGCTATCCACGCTTGCCGGGTTTCGATCGCTAAACGAGATGGAGTAAAATCCATCCTCGTTAATGGTGATAGAAGAGCCTGCCGCCGAGCTTGTGGCGAGAGTAAAGGCATCACCCTTGCTCACGTATGTGCTCGTGAAGCGCAAGATTCTGCTATTCGTTGAATCCACGCCATCGTGGCCGTCTAGCTGGAGGTAGTCTTCCGCCGTCTTCATGCCCGCCGCGAGGGGATTGCTGAAAACCTTAACATCGAAGTAGCCGGTGGATTGCTGGCCGTAAGCTCCCCCTGCCGTAGGGGTTGTCCAGCCCACGTAGCGGCTCGTGGTGCTCGTGGTCTGTTGGATCGTATCCACTACCAGCACGCCGGTAGAAGGATCATAGTTCCAGTCCACGCCGGAAACGAGAGTGTCGCTCCCGTATTGGCGATACTGGGTGTCGATCCATCCCGTTCTTGCCGCTTGAGAATAAAATTCCTCTTTGATCGTGCGATTCTTACCAACGAAAATTTCGTATCGTTGCTCGCCATTTGAGCCACCGGAACTTCCGTATGCTACAGCGCTGAGCTTAAACCCGTCCGTGACGTTGGGTGGATTCGTGGGCGCCGCATCGGTCCCGGTGAAAGCGCTTCCGTTCTTCGCGTAAGAGCGATATTCACCCTCGGCATCCGGCGTGCTCGTCACCCGCGTAGTCATTTTCGAGGAGAGATAATACCAAGGCTCGTCGGTGATCACCGTCCCCGAAAGGTTCTCAGCCGTGGGGTAGTAATAAATTTTAAACGTGCCGTGGTTTCCAGCAGTATTGTTTACCTGGCAGGTTCCCACCCCATCGCTACTAGCTTGAATGCGGTAGGTTACGTTCGTGGCCGACCCGGTGCTCTTCATCGTGAAAGAAGCATTTGAGCCGAGCGCGTAGGCTCCCGAGCCGTAACCGGGGGTAACTTCTTCCACGGAAGTGTTCGTTCCATCCGACAAGCGGAACTTGCACCAGCCTCCGGCACCGGAATTGTTACCGATATAGCCATCGTAAATCACCACGTACCGGCCGGTAGCTTTACGCTCTAAGAGCGTGAGGCCCGCAAGATTCGTAGAAGGAGCTGCAATGCCATCGCCATCGACGGTGTAGGTACAAGTACCCGCGCCCACCCCAAGGTCGTGGAAGCCGTTCGTGGAGTCGTAAAACCCGCACCCAGAGATTTTTACGGTGCCCAGGAGCGTGCCGCCTACGACGATATTTGCTGGTACGTTCGGCTGGTACGGGCCGACAGAAGCCCAATCAATAAAGGTGTCAGCCGTTCCGCTACCAGTGCGGTAAACGGAAATACCACGAGAGCCGGTTCCCGGATCAGGGTAAGCAAAAGATATTTGGTGCCACTTTCCGTCGGCGATTGCAGATTTACACTCGTAGGTCGATCCCGAGCGAAGCGAGCACGCCCCTACGTCGGAATCACTCGTTTTGATCCAAACGGAATGAAGCACGCTTTGGCCAATGTAGTCTACGGGTGGCGTAACCGATTGCGAGATGGAAGCGGCCGAACCCGTGGGCATCTTAATCGACTGAGCTCCTAGCTTTTTGTTCGACGTGTCGGCCGAGAAAGTTACGCCCGAAGTCGTCCAGTCAGTGCCCGGGGTAGCGTATTCAAAGCTCTCGTTGGAGAGCCAGTTCGTGCGAGGATTTTGCGCTCTCCACGCCGTTGCTCCCGCATCTCTCTGGAGGCTCATTCCGTTTTGGGCGCTTCCGGGATCGGTGATCCGGGTGTTCACGTCGGTTTGGAGCTCTTCCAAGGCTTCTTGCGCATCATCGGCCGCAAGGCTTCCCGAAGGAGTAACGGAAATGGCCGAAGCTGCGTGAGCTCCGGTGGCATCGGCCTCGTGGGCGTCGATATCCGCTTGCGCCGCTACGGCTTTACCGTCGGCGGTCGCCGCGTTCGTGAGAGCCGTATCCGCATCGGCCTGGGCGGCGGCGGCATCCGAGAGGGCTTGGCTCGCGTTCGTGGCCCCGGTATTAAAGGTCGTCCAGTTGGAGGAGCTCAAGCACCCGGGCTGAGAGCCGCTCGCCACGTCGCAGGTGAGCTCTTTCGTTACGTCGTCGTAGGTGATGGGAGCCACGGCCGTAAAGGCCACCCCACCGCCCCCTCCTCCGGCGCCCACCCAGCGCGATTGCCCGT